TTATTACAGTGATTGCTATGACAAGATTATAGCAGATACAGATACTCCATTACTTGATGAAGATTTGCTTGCTATGGGTACAATATGGCGATTTATGAGGCAAAATGGGTTACCTAACTATCAAGATATTAGAATGGAATATGAGATGGAAAGGGATAAAAGAGCAAGTGCTTATAGAAGTGCAAGAGTTTTAAATATGAGTAAGAGAGGTGTTAGCGCCTTAATTAATAACTTTCCAGATACTATACAAGGAACATAATGAGCAGTTATAACCAACTATTTCAGCAATATCTAAATTACTACAATAATCCAGATACAGCTCAAGCTCCAGAAGTATCTATTGCAAAGCCTCCAAGTCAAGGAAATGCTCTAGTTAATCAAGGTGCAGGATTGGCTGGAAAGGGTGCAGGAATGTATGCTGGAGGTAAGTTAGGTGGTGCATTATTTGGTGGTGGTAAGTTGGCAGCTCCAAAGTTAGTAGGCGCTAAAGTAATTGGTGGGAACGCTCCATTAACACTAACTGCTAATCCAGCTTTACCAGCAAGTTATACAGGTGCAGCAGGAGCAGGAGCAAAAGGTGGCGCTGGTTTATTAGGTGGTGCAGGAGCAACGGCTGGGCTTGGTGCTATGGCTGCTTTATACGGGGCTGGTTTATACAATTATGGTGGAAGAAATATATTAGAGGGCGATGCAAAAGGAGATGATTGGGTAGATGCTGCAATGATGTCCAATCCTGTTACAGCTCCAATAAATCCACTATTAGACGTTTTTGGACTCCCTTCACTTGGAGAGTTAGGTGATAGTATTTGGGGAAGTGGGAAATCAAAATACCAACAAGCAAGAGAAGCTACTAGAGGTAAATTAGCAGAATTAGGATTATTAAAAGCTTTAGGTGGGAAGGTGTTTGAAGCTGATTTTGAAGGGCAAGATCCTTTTAGATTAGGTCGTTCAGGTGATTATTATTCAGATTCTTATGATAGAAGCATAAAAGATTTATCAAGAGTATTAGGTAGAGATGCTGAAAAAATGGCTAATAATAAGCGTATGGGCTGGGATATCGACTATACAAGCGATTTAGATATGTTGACTAGTACAGTTAGTAAAGACTTAGGTAGGCTATTATCAGGTGGAGAGTTAAATAAAAACCTTATGCATGGATTTAATGAATTAACAAATGCTTCTTTAGCAGATACAGATAGAGAGTTTAATAAAGAGAATTGGGCTAATACTATGGGTGACATGCGTTCTTTATATGAACGTGCAGGATTTGAAGATGCAAATGCAGCTTACGGAAGATTGAATGAGCTAGTAGGAAGTGGAGCTATTGATGACAAAGCTAAAGAAGAAATCATGCAAAGTATAGGCATGGCTTATGGTGACAATAGTTTTGATTTAGCTAATCAAATTAATCAGGGTAGATGGACTGGTGTAGATATGGAAGGTGCAGGAATAGCAAATGATATCAATTTACCTTTAGATCCTTTGGCTAATGTTGATACAACTAACTTAGTTTTAAAGCCAGGAACTTTATCTCAAGAACAGGCTGAAATGTTAGCAGGAGCGTTAGCTTAATGGATGCGTTATCTTATTCTATACCAGCACCAACTGGAGGTTGGAATGACAGAGATGAACTGGATTTAATGCCAGAGCAAGATGCAGTGCGTTTAGTTAATGCGTTTCCAGATGTTAATAAAGTATCGAGCAGAAATGGATTTAGTAGTCATAATACTAGTGATGCTGAAGTTCAGACTTTAGTAGAATATGCACAGTATGATGGCACTAGAAAGATAATTGGTGCAGATGATGGAGATGTAAGAGATTATACTACTGCAAGCTCCCCTACTACACTAGGAACTGGATTCACTAATAATAAGTGGCAAACAGCTACTTATCTTAATCAGATAGTTTTTGTTAATGGGGCAGACCAACCACAGAAATATGATGGTACTACTTTTGGTAATGCTACTTATACAGGTATAGCAGATGATTCAGTTTTGATTAATGTATCAGTTTATAAGAATAGACTTTACTTTATAGAGAAAGAGTCAACTTCTATTTGGTATGGTGGAGCAGCATCAGTTACTGGAGCATTAACAGAATTAGATATAGGTGATGTATTAAAGTTAGGTGGTAAATTATTATATGCAGGTTCAGTATCACAAGATACAGGTTCAGGGCTACAAGATATTTTTGCTATTATAACAGATAAAGGTGAAGTAGTAATTTACAATGGAACTAATCCAGGTAATGCAGATTGGACTATATCAGGTAGATTTTATATTCCTGCACCGTTAGGAGCAGAAAGGTGTGCTTTTAACTTATATGGTGATTTAGGGATTATAACAGAGGCTGGTGTATTTTCATTAAGCTCAATCATGAGTTCGGGTGCAGTAGTATATAATTCAGCTATAACAGATAAAATACAAAATGCATTTAATAATGCAGCTAAGTTGTATGGTAGCAATTTTGGTTGGCAGGGAATAGTTATTCCAAGAAGTAAATGGTTATTAATAAATATACCTGTATCATCATCTCAATCACATCAATATGTCATGAATTTATTAAATGGTTCATGGTGTAAGTTTACAGGAATGAACGCTAAATGTTGGGGTATGTTAAGTGAAGTACCTTATTTTGGTACTACTACAGCAGTATTAAAGGCTGATAGTGGTAAGAATGATAATGGTGCAGCAATTAATGTAGACATAAAGCAAGCGTTTAATTACTTTGAAAACAGACAAAATACAAAGCAGTTTTTATTATGCAAGCCTGTTATTACAGCAAATGGTGCGATTCAATTAGAGTTAGGGTTAGATGTAGATAATCAGGATACCACTACAGGATATTCTACTATAGGAGCAGAGGCTACTAGTGGTGGCAAGTGGAACACGTTTAAGTGGAACACTACTAAATGGGCAGGTGGTAGAGTAGATATTTCAAATTGGGATAGCATTTTTGGTTTAGGTCGTTCAGCAGCAGTTAAGCTAAAATCCAGTTTAACAAATGTTCAGTTTGACTTTACAGCAACACACATTACTTACAAAGTTGGAGGTATTTTATAAATGAGTAGACAACAAATTAGAAACTTAAGGCAAAAGCTACAAAACGCTGAATCGCCAGAGCAACAACAAAGAATTGAGAGAAGAATTAAATATCTTCAAAATCAAGGTGGCATGGCTGGTGGTAAAAGAGGTGGTCGTGGAGGCATGGCTGGTAGTGGTGTTCAAGGTGGATTAGTAGGTAGAGCACCAATTAGAGGTAAAAAGCTAAATACTGCTAGGGGAGCTATACAAGGACAATATGCTACTAATTTAGCTACAGCTCAAGGTAATATTGCTCTAAACAGACCAGGTCAGGAAATTAATCCATATGGTAGTCAAACTTATTCTTATGATGAACAAGGTAATTTAATTAAATCATCTCAATTATCAGACCCTATGCAACAAAGATTTGATGCAGGTCAAACTAGAGAAATGAACTTATTAAATCAGCAAAATCAGGCTATCAGTCAATTTGGACAGCAACAACCATTATCTTATGAGGGATTACCTTCTCTAGCTAATGACTTTTCAGCTGACAGACAAAGAATAGAGGGTGGTTTATATGATAAATTTCAAAGAAGAATGGGTGATAGATTTTCTGATGAAAGAGAAAATTTAAAACAAGAGTTAGCTAATCGTGGAATACCTATGGGTAGTGAAAGATATAATGAGCAAATGGAACAATTGTCACAAAGACAAAATGATGCTTTCTTAGATGCTCAAACACAAGCTATGCAAATGGGTGGCCAGGAACAGCAAAACTTATTTGGTATGAATTTAGCAGGTAGACAGCAAGGAATACAGGAAAGAACTAATCAGTATTACCAACCATTACAAACAGCACAAATGATGCAAGGTATGCAACAAGGGGTTATTAATCCTCAATTTCAACCTATGTATCAAGCTAATATTGCACCTACTGATGTTCAGGGAACTGCTCAAGGGTTTTATGGAATTAATACAAATGCAGCTATGCAACAAGCACAAATTGATGCAAGTAGAGCAAATGCAGGTTTGAGTGCAGCTACTAGTAGAGCAAATAATGCAGCTAGTAATGCAGCAGCTTTACAAAGACAAAGAGAAGCACAAGCACATGCAGCAGCTATGCAAGCTAATCAACCAAGACCAAGTAGTCCAAATCCTTGGGCGCAAGCAGGGGCAGGTTTCTTAGGTGGTATAGGGCAAGGATTAGGTAATTTATTTTAGAGGTAAAAAATGGCAGATGATTTTTTAGGCTCATTACAGAGCGTCTTACAAAATGAAATACAACAACAGCAGGCTACTGATTGGGGTAGTATATTAGCTAATGCTTTAGCACAAGGAGCTAAAGGAGCAGCAGCAGGATTTGCAGAAGCTAAACCTAATGATTATGGTAGTCAGTTAGCAAGTGCTTTATTTGGTGGTTTAGCTACTGGTTATGGTCAAGGTAGACAAAGAGATATAAGAAATAACATATTAGGTGGTTTATCTACTAGCATAGATGCTACTAAAGCTGGTGACTTTGCTAGTCTACCAGAAGCTTTAAAAGCTAATGAGTTAGGTAATCTTGCTAATGCTGTAACTACTGATAATTATAACTTTGATTTAGGTTTAGGTAGAGAAAGACAAACACAGCAAATGAAGAATGATTTAGCCTTACAGTTAATTAAAGATAAGATTCCTGTAGAGTTAGAAGATTATAAGAATAGACAAAGATTTAGTACAGACCAAGCTATTCGACAACAAAATAATATGTTTGGCGTTGGAGGTGGTACTGAAGGCTCACCAGCAGTTTTAACCCCAGAAGTGATAGCAAAAGACCCTAATAAGCCTTATTCACAAAAGGTAGTAGAACTTACAAGGTATTTCCAGCAAACTACTAGATCAACTCCTAATGAGGCTTTAAAGCAGGCAAATAACATTCTTAAAAATCAAGTGTTAGATTCGGCTAATCTACCTGATTCTACTAGGCAGATTATGGATATTATCCCTCAAGGGCTTCAAAGAAAAGCGTTTGAAGAAGTTAAGTTACTACAATCAGAAGCTAATACATTAGCAACTATTGATGATATTTATAGCAAGATGGAAAACATTTCTACAGCTAGTGCTTTAAATCCACGTTCTACAGAAGGAGCTATATTTGAAGCAGGGCAAGGTGCTATTAATTTAAATGTAGTTGAAAAATATAAAGGTGTGATGTCAGAGAATGACTATCAAAGAATGAAAGGGCTACTACCTAGTAAATGGGATACTAAAGAAAGACTGATTGAGAAAAAGAAATTAATGAAAAATATGATAACTCAAATATCTAATAGTGGAACTCCAATATTATCATCTTTTGGTATCAATGGTTTTGTTCAAAGAAAGAAAACTACACCACAAGAATATTTGCCAGCAAGTGGCAATCAACAAAATATTGAAACTAAAACAGTAGGTGGTAAAAAATATAAAAAAGTACAAGGTGGATGGCAAGAAGTTATTGAGGATAAATAAATGGCTGATGGATTTTTAACAGATGAACAAATGATGGCTTTAGAGAGTAATTCTACTCCTAGTAGTAGTTTTATATCTGATGCTGATATGGCTAAATTAGAGTCTAAACCTACTCCTACACCACAACCTAAGAAAGAGTTATCTTTTTGGGATAAATATAAATATTCAGTAATGCCTAATTTTGATAATACAGTTCAAGGTGGACTAGGAATGTTAAGTGGTGTTACTGGTGGTTTCTTCGATGAAATAGGTGCAGGTGGTAATGCTTTAATTGATAAAGCTTTAGGAAGCGATAAAAGTGTATCAGATTTATACAATCAATATAAAACAGGCTTTGAAGCATATGAGGATGCACAACCTACTAGTGGGGCGAGGCTTGTAGGTGAGTTTGCAGGCGGTGCATTAAATCCTATAGCAAGGCTTACAGGTGCTAATATGCAAGGTGGACTACTTAAAAAAGCTTTAGTAGGTGCATTAGGTGGTGCTACAGAAGGGGCATTATATGGTGCTGGTACATCAAGAGGTGGTTTAGAAAATAGATTAGAAAGTGCTGAAACAGGTGCTATGTATGGTGGTGCGTTAGGCGGTGCATTACCAATAGCAAGTGGTGGTTTAAATTGGTTAAAAGATAAAGCACAAGCAGGTCAAATAAATGCACTAGGTATAGGAAAAAGAGATTTAAAAAGAGCTTTAAAAGGTGCTGGTAAATTTGAACAAGCTAAGACAGGTGAGAATCCTTTAGTATCTGCTT